AGTACCACAACGTGCCGTCTGTGAAGTACACGGCGCGCGGGTACTGGACTCGCATGCCTACGGCACCCGGCGCCTCGGGCGGGCCTGTGCTCGTCGACCTGGGCGTCGCTCGGTGCGTCATCGGCCTGTCGACTGGTGACCTCGACGGGCGCGGGTGGGTGCATCCACTCGACATAGACGTTGTCGAGGCCGCGCAGGCCATGTTCGCCCTACGTCGTGGGGGTGGCAGGGCTTACCAGATCGAGCCGTGTGTCGGCGACATCATCGCCGCACCCCCCCATCCCATGTCGCAAGGGTTCAACGTCCCTGGGTCTCCATTCGGCCCCACGAGTCCGTTCGAATACGCCGGTCGCTCCCGGCTCGGGACTGGGGGTACGGTGATGCGCGTGGCGCGGACTCCCATCGCGGACGTCGTCCAACCCCTGCTCGACAAGTGGGGTGCCGAGTTCGCCGCCCCCGCAGGGCGCGGTGTCCCCGTGCCTGTCGAAGGGGGGTGGGGGTGGACTTCACCCTGGAGCTACGCCATGGGCAAAATGTCACCCACAACCCACCCATCGTGGGAAGACATCGCGTGGGCAGTGGACGACTACTGCGCGCCCCTCAAGTCTGAGGGTGTCGCTTACCGCATGCTCACCTTCGATGAGGCCATCCTCGGGGTCCCTGGAACCGCCATCGGGCCCATGGACCTGACCAAGTCGGCTGGGCCCGGTTGGCCCCTTCAGAAAGGGGCCTATGTGAGCGTCATCGCCGGCAAGGTGGCTCCATCTCCGGCTCTCCGTGACGCCGTGGACGAGATTCTCTCTGGCCTCCAAGCTGGGACGCTTCGAGAGCTCACGATCCGCGGTCAGCTCAAGGAGGAGGTGGTCACGCACAAGAAGGCTGCCTCCGCGGCCACGCGCGTGTTCTCCGTCCTGCCGTTCCCGGCACTCATTGTCATGCGCATGGTCCTCGGCATGGTGGACGCGTGCTTTTTCGCCAACCCGATACCCGCCACGGAGTGCGCCATCGGCGTCAACATGGCGTCCCCCGTGCAGGCCGGGGCGCTGGCGGACTACCTGCTCGCTAAGAGCGGGCGCGTGCAGGCGGCAGACGGGGAGGCACAAGACAAGCGGTTCTTCGCCTGGCTCCGGGAGGCGGAGGCGCGGGTGCTCTGTCACATCGCCTCGCTCTGCGGCGCGGACGCCTTCGCGCTCGACCGGATACGTTCTGTCGTGATGTGGGGGATGTACGCCGCTTACCACTACGATGGTGATGTGTACCGCTTCCACCAGGGGGAGGCGTCCGGCAAGTATGGGACGTCGCGCAGCCAATCTCTCGGCACAAGCGTGATGAACCGCGTCGCCCTCCGTTGGGCGTGGGCGGACGCCCACCCCGAGATCCCCCTTCCGACGTACCGCTCCCTCTACTCTCTCGTGACGTACGGCGACGACCAGGTCGCCGGAGTCGCCAGTGGAGCACTCGGGCTGCGTGCTCTCCAGCGGGGGTACGCAAGTTTCGGGTTCGTCATCACCGACGACTCGAAGGGGGAGATACACCATGATGACCGTGACCTCTCCGAGGTGGACTTCCTCAAGCGGCAGATCATCTGCGTGGGTGGACTCTGGCGGGGCGCGCTCTCCCCGAAGTCCATTCTCCGCTCTGTCGCGTACGCTGTGAGGCGCCCGGACGGCATTGCGCCGGCTGACCGCGACGCGCTCGCCGTGGAGAACGCTATGGCGGAGGCGTACCTTCATGGTCGTGAGTTCTTCGAGGAGCTACGGGGGGCCCTCGCCCCCGCATTCCCGCTCACCGCTCCCGGGTACCATTGCGAGCCCAGGGGCCGTTCGTTCGACTGGGATTGGCACGACTCCCGTTTCCGCTCCGACACCATGAGAACGTGGGACGCGGGGGGGCAGATCGAGTACGCCGGCCGGTTCCGAGCCCTTGTCGGCGAGGAGGAGGCCGGGGGACCCACCGAGACCGTGTCCACCGGTGGTCCCGGGGAGTCACAGTTCGTGCTCCTCCCCAACGCGGCTGCCACCGGCATGGGGGACTTCCCCGGGGTCGCCGCCCAACAGGGCGACGACCCTCTCCTCCGCACTCAAGTCGGCATCGCGGGCTTCCCCGCCAACAGCTCCACGTTGGTCAACGTCTGGTCGGCGTACCTCTCCCAGGCCATCGTCCGCCGCCATCTCGCAAACGTTCGCCTTCTCAGCGGCACTCTGGAGCTCACCATCACCGTCTCGAGCCCCCCCGGCACCTATGGCCTGGGCTACTTTGGGGTCATTGGCTTCCCTAGCTGGCGTGGGCAGCAGGGTGTCCAGTCCACGCAGCAGGCCACTCAACTTCCTGGTGTGATGGTCGACTTCTCGATGAACTCGGCCACTGTGGTCTGTGTCCCGCTGGGCATTCCTGGTCTCCTCAACCTCGATGTGTTCAACACGTCCACGACCATGGACCCTCTCACGTCCCCCACCTGGGCCAACCGGCTCCAGTTCATGGTCGTGAAGGCCGTCGGGTCGCTCGGCCTCTCCAGCGCTGCCCCCACGGTCACCATCCGTGGGCGACTGTGCCCCGGGTACAAGACGGTAGGGATGGGCCACTCCGCGTGGATCACTCCGAGCGTCGGGGAGCGACGTGGTCCGGTGGAGCGAGGTGCTAACTTTGCCAGCCAGGTCGCCAGCGCTCTCAAGTCCGTGCCGTTCCTCAGCGCTGGCGCCACGGCGGCCGAGTACATCGCCAAGGGCGTCGGGGGCGTCGCTGCTCTCATGGGGTGGAGCGCCCCTCTCGTCTTCGCGGCGCCGGAGCCCATGGCCCAGTTGCCATGGTACAACGCTGCTTCCGGGGGGGCGGCGGTCGTCTCACAACCCGTCGCCCTTAGCCCCACTTCTGAGACCCCCATCGACGCCCAGCAGCTGGGGTTTCCGGCTGAGGACGAG